ATTCATGATTTTTTTTTATATGCAAACTTAATTGATAAAATTTTTATTACAGTTGAACCCATTTATTTTAAAACAGGCATACCTGCATTTTCCTACATTAATTTTCACGATATCATTCCTTTTTTTATAGAAAGAGGCTTTTCTAATAATCAAAAAACTGTCAATGATAAAGGAACTGTTTTAATTGAACTAAATAAGATTTAGTAAGTTTTTATAATCCTCAGGTCTATTTACATTAAAAAAATCAGCTTTAGATTTTCTTTTAAAATCCAAATACTCAAATCCTATTTCTTGAGCAAACTTCATAATTTTATACCCGTCGTTTTCTTGAAGTATAGTCTCTAAATATGTAAGGGATTTAATAGACCAAAAAGAAAACATTGGCTCAATAACATTATCAATTTTGGAAATATAGGCCTGACAATTTTCTTTTTTTTTGGACTCAAATAAATCAATAAGATTTGTATCTATAAAAGGCGCATCCGTAGGAAAAATAGCAAACCAACTATCTTGGGATATATTTTTATAGTGTTTCATTGCGCTATGAAGACCAGCAAGTGGTCCTTTATAGCCTTTTAAAGCATCTTGAATAATTGTTAATTCAAATCCTCTGTACTTTTCAATATCATCATTTGCATTTATACAAACAATTTCAGTTTTTTCTTTTAAACTATTTATAATTTTTTCTATGAAAAATTGATCATTAATCTTTAAAAAACTTTTGTTTAGGTAGTTCATTCTCGATGATTTACCACCAGTTAGAATTACACTAATTAATTTATTTTTCATTTTTTAGTCTGAATTTACCAGATAAAATGCTCATTCTCTTTCCTCTCAATCTACCAATCATTGTAAGTTCTTTTTTTCTGGCAATTTCTACCGCCCATGAAGTAAAACCAGATCTTGAAAGAAGAATAGGTATCCCCATTTTTATGCATTTCAAAACCATTAATCTCTAGGTGACCCATACAAACATCTGCGTTTGTTTCTTGAATACCTTTCATGGTTGAACCATAGTTTTCTGCATTAATCCAAGGACAGAAAAAGATTGGAACATTACCAAAATTTACTGTACAATTTTCTTCATAAAACTTTATGTTATCGTATTTGTTACCAACCAGTTCTGCAAGAGAGTTTACCTCATTTGTATTCTTATAATAAGTATCATGATTACCAATTAAAATATGTGTATCAATCTTTCTATCTACAAGTGGTTGAATGAATCGTGTGCGAAAATCATTTGCAATCTTGTATGATACAAACTTACGTCTGTCCATAGTATCACCTAAATGAATGATAGTGTCAATACCTTTTTTATCAATTAATGGAAAAAATATCTCTTCCCAAAACTTGTAAAAGTAATCGTTAAATGGTAGACTATCATTTCTCGCACCGAAGTGGGTATCAGTTATCAGTGCTATCTTCATTATAAAATAATTCTAATCCTTTTGGTTTCTCTTTCTTTTTCTTGGGTTTGTAAACATCTTCATCTGGAAGATAGTTCTTTTGTAGATAATCTGTATATGGATTATTTGTAAGTTCACCATTCTCTTCTTGTGTTAAGAACATATCTACATTCATATTTTCAATAATCTTATTCTTTACATGAGCTTGTTTTTTCTCTTTTTGTATTCGTCTAAGAAACGCATAGTATATAATTTGTGTAAAATATGCAAATGGATTATCAGATTTCTCTGGATTAAAATTATGTACATACTGTAAACAATTCTCAATACCATCACTAATCATTTCTTCACGATAGGTATAATTAATAAAATTTGGACGATAGGATAAATGATTTGCAATCTTTAGAAAACACTCCCCAATATAATTAGTGATTGGTGGTTGTTGTTTACCTTCTTTTTTCGCCTGTTTGCAACGGTCATTCCATTCTATCATGGCTTGTAAAAACTCTTTGTTATTTACATAATGTGGTTTTTTTGTTTTCTGTTTTGTCACTTCACCTTTTCCTTGTCAAAGTTATACATACAATACCAGAAGCCTACACCAAAGTCAAGTCTAATTTAAATTTAATTTATTTTGCAAAAAGACTTGACTCTGACTTGACAAACTGGTATATTCCCTATGTAGGGTTTGAAGATAATGCTTAATGTATAGTATCTGAAGGGTCAAAATCATAATCATCCATTAGTTCTTCTCTTAATTCATCTTCAATCTGTTGTAGTTGTTCATCTGTAGGTTCTTGAAGTGCGAGGTTAGCACTTCTACCTTGTTTCATTCTTAAAACACAGTAATCATAGAATTTGGAAATACCAAGGGATGCAGTTGTTACTGCAACAATATTATTTTTAATAATCTCACAACTGTCATTTTCACCGTATGCAACCCAACGAGACAAAGCCATAGATTCTTCAATACCCTTTTTTGATACTCTGGGGTAACTATTAATCTTTAGGGGGTTGTGGGCAGTTACGACACTATTATCTTTTACTGCACTTAATGTAGTAATAATCTCATCACCGTTTGTAAGTTTTAAAATTTTAGTATCCATGTCTAACTTTCTATTGGTAAGTTTTTGATTTCATAATCAAACTCTTCTTCATTATAGATATTTATTCGTTCCATAAAATGTCTTAATGTAAAGTTCTGTCTTGACTTCCAAGTTAAATCATCTGCAATATCTAAAAGGGTAGCTCCAGACTTATTTTGATTTGTTCGCAATCCCCTTCCGATAGATTGCAAGACCCTAATCCTACTTTTAGAGGGTGATGAGAACACGACATTGTGTAAGTTACGAATATTAATACCAGTAGAGAACGTACCGTATGACGCAACGATAATTGCATCTTTCTCTTTCTCTGTAATTTCACGAATATCTTCTCTTGTCTTTGTGTCTGTTCCACCCCACACATAAAATACCTTTCTATCTAGGTCTTTCATCATATCGTATAGAACAGAACCATGTTTCTCTACAAATTGAAATAGAACTAATGTATTACCTTTAAGGTGAGTTGTCAAGTCTACAATAAATTTGTTTCTTCTTTCGTCACGAACCAGTAAATCTACCTCATCTTGATAGTTTTGGTCTTTCATAAATTTTCTATCTGCATCTGGGTATTGTAATACTATACACTTAATATTTAATTTTGCAAGCGTTTTCTTATCCATCAGCTCTTTTGTTGATGTCACCCTATTGACAGAACCAAACAAACCTTCTAATACTAATCTGTGTGTTTGCATACCATCAAGTGTTCCAGTAAACCCATGACGATACTGGGTCTGGTGCATTTTGTTCATAATATTTGTAAGTGATTTAGCTTTGAACAAATGTACCTCATCTCCAAGAATACAACCAAACTGTTCAAAGTATTTTCTAGGCATCTTATACAAAGACTGCCATGTGGAGATAGTTACCTCTTTTGTAATCTCTCTTGAATGACCTTGATATATCTTTTGCATCTTTGATTCAACATAACCATAATCAAGAAAATCGGTGTACATCTGTTCCACAAGAGATGTTGTAGGAACAAGTATAAGGACTCTGTTAGACTCATACCATCTACTCAGTAAATAAATTATAAGTGACTTACCAGAAGCAGTAGGACTAAGAGAAAGGCTCCGATTGTTTCTGACTGCATGAACAAATGCATCCATTTGGTAATCACGAAGTTGTAAAGTCTTTCCATTGGACTTAGGTGACACTCTTCTAACAAATCCACCCAAGACTGCATCTCTATGTTCTCCTTCATCTTTTACTCCTTCTTTATACTCAATACTTATATCATTACGTTTTGCAAATTCCTCAACATAAGGAACAAGACCAAAATAAATTTCGCCTGTCATTTGATTGTACAGACGTATCTTACCATCCCATACACGATTTTTGTATGTAGGCATGAACCTTGCACCAGGCACTTCAAACGTAAAGAAGTCCACTAGTTCTCTTGCAATATTTGGTTCTGTGTCAACCTTTACATATACATCATTTTTCTTTGATATAATCAAAGTGAACCTTCCATAAACCTTTTCCAATCAATCGCATTTTTAATTTGAAAACCACGATTGTTCATCATCTTGCAGATACTTTCTGCATAGTCACACATTGCATTGTGATAGTCTACTTTATGTTTAGCTTGTATTAAGTCCTCATCACTCTCAAGGTAGGTAGGAATGTCTTGTTTGAGAACTTTTAGGTCAAATGGTTTTTCTTGATAAATCTTTGGGTCTGATTTACCAGAATAGTAT